TAGTGTATTTAACACAGAATTTCCAACATATCCAAATACTGGTTCTGCTAATGTAAATTGTTTGATTGAGGGTTTGTTAGAAGGTGAAGTTGATGTATTTGAACATATTGCAATTGGTATGGATAAAAATTCTTTATCTAACGCAGGATTTGGATTATATGCAAAAGCCGGAAATGCAGTAGTATATGGTACACCTGAACCATTTGGATTTTCTGATTGGAAGAGTGGAAGTAGAGCTAGTATATTCTTAGTAAAAGAACAATATACAAAATTTGTAAAAACTCAATTAAGGGGATATCCAACAACTCGTTCTTTGACTATACCTGGTGAACAAGTGTATTATGAAAAAGTACCTGTTACAAAATATAAATATAAAGTTTCAAATACTCCGTTTAGTAGTAGTATATCATTGGGAGGAGGAATTGTAGAGGTAACCGCACTAAATGGATATTTCCCAACACACTACAAATATGTTAATAATTTATCAGAGGGTATGCAACGTTCATTCTGGAAAGGTTCTAAGCAAGAATTAATTAATGGTGTTTGGACTACGCCGGATTTATTACCTGCTGTTGAGGTATTTGGTACTAATCCTCTTATTCTTAGAGTGGCTAAGACTGGTAGAGGTAGTGGTGAACCAATTCTTGAGGTTGATTAATTTGAAAATATAAAATAGTTATATTTATAGAATATAGAATAAAAACAATTAAACAATGGGATATTTAGACAACACCGAAATTATAGTAGATGCAATTCTTACTAAAAAAGGTAGACAAAAGCTATCATCTGGACAAGCACTTAATATTACAAAATTTGCTTTAGCTGATGATGAAATTGATTATACATTATATGAACCAGCACATCCAAAGGGTACGAACTCATATGATTCTGCAATTAGAGCAATTCCTATAACGGAAGCAACTCCTGATGAGACTCAGATTATGAGATATAAGCTAGTAACTCTTCCAAAAGGTACAACTACAATACCTACTGTAACTTTAGGTACAAACGCTGTTGTTAAAACTCAAAATGAGGGGCCTATGACAATTTCACCATCAACAACACCAGTTAATAATACAACTGCAGGATATACCGCAATATTATCAGATGCAAGAGCAGGTACGTTGGTAGGTGAAGGTACTGTAACTGGTACTGCTCCTGTATTCTTAGGTGAAAATGTTGGGGCAACTGCAACTGTAGTTTCTGGTAAAACATTTACATTTACACCAAACCCAGCATTAAAGTTCTCTTTAACAACAACTTTAACTGTATATGGAAATGAAACAGGTGGTTCTATTTCTGTACCGGTTGTAATAACTTATAAAGCTTAATAATATAAAACTATGGCACTAATAAACAATGCGGCGGTAACACAAGCAATACAAACCGCAATCAATAATAACACATTAACAACGGAATTACTTGCACAATATGCTGGTGTTACTGTTGGTGTTACTAATGTAGGTATCTATAAACAATTTGGTGAATTTGATAAAGTTAATGAAAAAACTGAAATTGTAACCACTGGATTATGGAGTGGTGATTCTGGTTCATTAACAAATGTATTCACATCATCTGCACAAGTAGGAACAACAAGTGCACAATACTATTATAATATTTACGATTATGATACACTTGCATATGCCGATAAAGCTGAAGTTCAATTTGCAGTAGCATATGGACATAGAGATAATAGTGGTTCTATGTTATTAAGAGATAATGATAATTCATTGATATCATCAAAAGCAACATACGCTCAATATAAATCTATGTTGTTAGACCCAACCGATACAAGCTTTACCGTAGCAAGAAGCGATGGTAGTAGTGCAAATATTAATGATATTTATGTAATTAATTTAAGTAGAGCTAGATTCAGAGAAAAAATTGATGCAGGAAACTGGTCATTGGCACTTTCTGGTTCAAATGGTAGATTTAAATTTATTGATAATAGTGGTAAGAAGTTTAGTGATACTGAAGGATTAACTGGAAGAGTATTCCAAGTAGTAGAAGGTGAATTAAATTTAGGTACTGAAAATGCAGCAACTACAATATCCACATACGATACTGTGTCTGGACAAGGGTATGGTTTATTTTATCCTGATAGAGGTATTATCGTTCTTAATCCGGTAGCAATTGGTAATAAAATTGGTAACGTTTGGAACGAAGCATTTCAAACTGTAGGTCATTTAGCACCTGGTGGAGCTGGTAGTGGTACATATCCAACATCAACGATTCTATATCCAAATAATGCAACATCAACAGCAGCTGAACAATACTATCATAAGAGATTATATTACGCAATTAAGCTTGGTAAAGATTTTGAAATGAGGAGAACTGAAAATATTTCAACTCAACATTTCTTTGTAAGAGCAACAAATAGAGAGTTCAACTATTCAAATAATCCAACATATACAAAAACTGATGGAACTTTCGTTGAAACAACATTCAACACAGACCCTCAAACATATATTACATCGATAGGTCTTTATAACGATTCAAATGAAGTTATAGCAATTGCAAAAACATCACAACCTGTTGTTAAATCGTTTGATAAAGAAGTATTAATTAAAGTTAAATTATCATACTAATATAATTTAAAAAAATAAAGATAAACCCCCATTTGGGGGTTTTTCGTTAAGTGAATATTTATATAAAATAGAAAATTAATGTTTAAAGACATACCAGCATCTGATGTAATAACTAGGGCTATCAAAGTATTCAAAGAGTGGCGATTGGATGAAAATGATATCTTACCAATATATGCTATTAGTGGAAGTAGTGGAAATTTTGATGACACGTATGACCCTAAAAGTAATGGATATTCTCAAAAAAGTTTATATGCATCTATAAAATCTCAATTTTATAGAAATCCAGAAACGGGATCTGTTTTAGATGGTGGTAGACGAAAATCATATACATCTAAAGATGAAAGAAACATTGAAGCTACAATAGCTGTTTTAGCAGTACCTCAAAAATATTATGGAGAAGGTATAAAGCCAGGAACGCTAACATTAATAGATGAAAGTACTGGTGTTACATATAGAGATGATGGATATTCTAATTTAGAAGATTCTAATTTTAATATAAAAGGAAATGTTTTTTACGAATTGGGAATTATAGTAATTACTAAAGATGTTATTCAAAATACAACATTAACTAATTTCTTTTTAGATTATCGTTCTACTAAAACAATATATGAAAACGAAATATTTGTATCTGTTTTAGAAAATGAATTTAATTTTTCACAAAATCCATCCGCAGTATATCAAGATGGAGGATATAAATCGCAAGTATTAATCAATGACCCATGGGACCCAACTGGAAAGAAATTTGTTAGTTCATCCATTTGGAATTGGGGAACTAGATATGTAAGAAATAAAAATTTTCCATATTCATCTTCCTTAGATACAACAAAAAAAGCAAGTTTTGATGATTACGCAATTTTTGCAAATACTGATAGAACTGGTTCTTATTTAGCACCATATATAACCACAATAGGATTATATGATGATGCTTTAAATATGGTGGCCGTAGCTAAATTACCAGTACCAATAAAATCACTTCCTGACTATCCAGTAAACTTTATAGTAAGATTTGATACTTAAATTAAAAAAGGGTTATATTTATAATTGTAATAAATAATACAAAATTATGGCAACACTAAGAGATAAATTAGAAAAAACACCACCAGCATCGGCAAAAGCTAAAGTAGCTGAGAATGATAAGACTCCGTATTCGGAAGGAACTGGTATTGCTGGTAGTAAAAATGCAGATAGTAAAGTTTTAACAGATATTAAGTTAAATAAAGGACGTGTTTATGGCGATTTGGGTGCCGGTAGTAAAAACTCACCAGGGTATAGACCTGCAAAAACATATTCCTCTACTATTACAAATAAGTAATCAATGAGTTGGAAATTTAATGGAAATATTGTTACAGAAGAAACCACACCCGAAGGTGCGGTTGGATTTGTCTATAAGATAGTTGATACTAGAACTGGTAGATTTTATATAGGAAAGAAATCCCTATCTCAAACCCGTAGATTAAAACCCCTTAAGGGAAAGACTAGAAAGAGAGTTGTAAAGAAAGCATCTGATTGGGAAAAATACTATTCATCAAATGAATGGATTAAATCTGAAGTAAAAGCTGGAAACGCTGAATATTTTGAAAGAGAAATCATTCAATTTTGTTTCTCAAAGAAATCCTTATCATATTACGAAATTAAATGGCAGTTTCATTACGATGTCCTTGCCAACGAACAAGCAATAAACGAAAACCTTATGGGGAAGTTCTTCCGTAGGGATATTATAAATTAAAGTTATGACAATACCTGAAATCGCAAAAAAGTACGGAATCTCCGAAGCTTATTTAAACGCAAAAGATGATGCACTACAAATAGCAGCTGCATCTTTGATAGACCTTAAAGGAATGTTGGAAGCAAACCAACCAAAAGCACCAATTGCAGCAAAAATGCAGTTTTTAGCTGATTTCCTTTATGATGTAAAGAATTCCAATCATTAATTTGGATAATTCCCAAAAAAGTTGTATATTTGTATAGAATATACCAATTATGCTATCTGGGAAGAATAAACTAACGGTCATTAACATTTTGGACACCGCATTGGGTGTAGGTTCATCTTTAAAAGGAAATGAACAAGCACATCATTGTCCATTTTGTAATCACCATAAGAAGAAACTTCAAGTAAACTTAGATACTCAAAGATGGCACTGCTGGGTATGTGATTCTAAGGGTAGAAGTATCCAATCACTCCTTCGCAAACTCAATGTAGATATAAGAGACCTTAATAGATTGAAAGATATCTATGGTGAGGATGATTATACATTAGTTGAGAAAGATGAGTATGTAGCTAAGTTACAATTACCATCAGAATTCAAACAATTACACTTCAAACCAAAAGGATTCAACCCTGAATATAATCAAGCAATTAACTACCTTAAAGAAAGAGGAATTACACAAGCTGATATCGTTAAATACAATATTGGGTATTGTTCCGAAGGATTATACTTTGGTAGAGTTATTGTTCCATCGTATGATGAGAATGGTGACTTGAATTACTTCGTAGCTCGTTCATATTACAAAGAAGAACGAATGAAGTATAAGAATCCTCCGGTTAATAGAGATGTAATTGTGTTTGATAATCAAATCAATTGGAACGAACCTATTACTTTGTGTGAGGGTGTATTTGATTCATTCTCAATTAAAAGAAATTGTATTCCTTTGCTTGGTAAGTTTTTATTGAGTAAATTAAAGAATAAGATTATAGAGAAAGGAGTTAAGGAAGTAACAATTATATTGGATTCAGATGCTATTGCAGATTCAACTAAACATACTGATTACTTTTTAAAGAACGGAATTAAAGTTCGTAACATTATACCAACCGATATGGATGCTGGTGAGATGGGATTTAAAAAAGTAAACGAACTTCTAAAGGGAGCAAAACAAACTGGATGGGATGACTTAGTTCTATCCAAACTAAATAATATATGAGGTTAAAGAGAATTTATCACATTGCGGATATACACATTCGTAATATTAAAAGACACAAAGAGTTTAGACAAGTATTTTACTCAATGTTTGAGGAAATACAAAAAAGAGGAACGGAAGATTCCATTATCTACTTAGCTGGTGATATTGCTCATGCTAAATTGGAAATGAGTCCGGAATTGGTTAGTGAGATTAGTTGGTTGTTTACGGAATGTAACAAACTATGTCCTACAATTGTAATAGCTGGTAATCACGATTGTAATATGAACAACTCGGATAGAATGGATGTACTTACTCCAATCGTTGATGCATTGAAACTACCAAACTTAACTTATTTAAAAGATACGCAAGTTTACGGAATCGGAGATGTTGATTTTGCAGTATTCAGTATATTTGATAACAAAGATAATTGGCCTAAAGCAAACACTCTATTTGGAAACAAAAAGATTGCACTATTTCACGGACCTGTTGATAACTCCACAACCGATATAGGGTATGTGGTTAGTAGTAGACATTTCACAACTGATATATTTGATGGGTATGATTTAGCCTTATTAGGAGATATCCATAAAAGACAAGAAATGATATCACCATCAGGTTGTAAGGTGGTATATGCCGGTTCATTGGTTCAACAAAACTTTGGTGAAACCCTTGATAAGCACGGATTCTTAGTTTGGGATTTAGATACAATGACCTATGAGGAAGTTGATATCCAAAACGATTACGGATACTATACTTTGGATGTTGATGGTGGTATTGTGCCGGATGTAACTGATATGCCGTTATACCCTCGTTTAAGAGTGAGGATAACTAATACGGATACCGCAGATACAAAGAGAATGATGGCTGATATTACGGCAAAGTATGGTGTGGAGGATTTTACAATCATTAGAACGGATACATTCAATAAGAAGAAAACCAACGATAGAGAAGCAAGGTTGGAGGTTGATAGTGTAAGTGATATAAACCATCAAAACTCTTTAATAGGGGAGTATGTGGAACGTATGATGCCATTCGTAACGAAAGAGGACTTAGCTGGGATAGAGAAAATTAATCGTGACATTAATAGTAGAATACAACCATCAGAACTACAAAGAAACATAAGCTGGAAACCAATTAAGTTTGATTTCAGTAATATGTTTTCATACGGAGAGAGGAATGTTATTAACTTTGATAAGGTAAACGGACTGATGGGATTATTCGCACCAAATGCTCAAGGTAAATCATCCCTATTTGATGCAATATCATTTTGTTTATTTGATAAGTGTAGTAGAGCATATAAGGCATCTGCTATTATGAACAATCGTAAAGCAGATTTCCATTGCCAATTAGAATTCTCCGTTGATGGAGTTATCTATGGTATTCGTAGAGAGGGAAGAACTATTAATAAGGGAAAGAACGTAAAAGTGGATGTGGACTTTTGGAGAGAGGGAGATAGTGGTAGAGAATCACTTAACGGAACGGAACGTAGGGATACCAATCAAATCATTGAAACATATGTGGGAAGATATGAGGATTTCATTATGACTGCACTTTCCTTACAAGCTAACAACGCACTATTCATTGATAAATCACAATCCGAAAGGAAAGATTTGATGGCTCAGTTTATGGGCTTGGATATATTTGATAAGCTGTATGAAACTGCTACCAACGATATCAAAGATGTGAATGCACTTATCAGAAATTTCAGAAAGACCGACTTCACTTCGGAATTAGCCCAAAAAGAAAACGACTTGAATTCAAAGAGAGAGGAGTATGATAGTTTGGATGCTGAGAAGTTAGAATTAGAAACTCGTAAGAGTGATTTAGAGGAACAAATTGTAACCATATCTCAACAAATCATTCCAATTCAAGGTAATTTAGATATTGATGAACTAAATCGTAAACTTAAAAAGATTGATGGTGAATTAACTACTTGGGGAGATACTAAATTTGATAAAACGCAAAAACTTACCGAAGCAAAAGAATTGGTGAGAGAGGCGAAAGAAATGGTTGATTGTAAAGTTAATATAAACGGAATTGATATACAAGTTGCATATTCTAATTATCAAAGAGAACAAAAGAATTTAATTGAAGCCGAAAAAGTTTATTCAACAGTAAAATCACAATTAACTTCTGCAGAAGAAAAGATTAATCATTTGGATAAACATGAATATGACCCAAATTGTAAATTTTGTTGTGATAATGAGTTTGTTAAAGATGCGATGAGAGCAAAAGAAGCATTGCCTGAATTAAAAAGGTTTGTTCAAAATGCAACTATACAATGTACAGGTATTCAACAAACTTTGGATTCTTGGGAAGGTATAGAAGAACAATTCAGAAAATGGAAAGAATGGACTGATGAACATAAAAGATTGATTATAGTTAAAGAGAGATTGGAAGGAGATATTAGAACCGCAGATTCTAAAATTGAATTATTACAAACTCAAAATGAAACTGTACAATCTGATATTCAACGATACAACGATAACGAAGAAACTATCACAAAGAATCAAGCATTAGATATTCAAATTCAAAATGTTCGTAGATTAAAGCAAGGTGTTGAGAAGCAAATATCAGATGTAAATAAACTTATGTTGAAATTGATGTCAGAAGTAGGTGCAACAAAAACCTACATTGATAATATGATAGCTAAGATGGAAGAAGTAAAAGAATTGGAAAGTAAAAACCAATTATATACATTCTATTTAGATGCGGTTAAGAAAGATGGTGTACCTTACGAACTAATATCCAAAGCACTTCCAGCAATTGAAAACGAAGTGAACAACATATTAGGACAAGTAGTTGACTTCTCAATCTCAATGGATACTGATGGAAAGAACATCAACGCTAGAATCGTTTACGAAGACCAGGAATGGGCTTTAGAGATGTGTAGTGGTATGGAGAAGTTCATATCAGGATTAGCGATTAGAGTGGCTCTAATTAACATATGTAACCTGCCTAGACCTAACTTCTTAGTAATAGATGAAGGGTTTGGTACATTGGATGCGGATAACCTATCATCTCTCTTTATGATGATGCAATATCTTAAAACTCAATTTGATTTCATTTGGGTTATTTCTCACTTAGAACAAATGAGAGATATTGTGGATGGACTTATTGAAATTAAAAAAATAGATGGTTTTAGTAAGATTAACTTCTAATACCAATCCTCTCGTTTATAATGAGTTGTACAGCATCTATTTTTGTACTTTTAATATATTTTCTGGTAATTGTTTAATTATTACATTTTTTTTAATAAGTGTAGCTACAAACGCACCAATTTTTAAATCGTTATTTTTACAATGTTGTTTTAATAAATTATATGCATCTTCTGGTATTTGTACCATTTTATATTTCATAATTTTAGTTTTTTTTAGTTTTCTAAAATAAATATCAAACTAATTATTTTTTAACAATATTTATTATTAATAATAAAACATACATGGCACGAATAAAAAGATATGGTACAACATATACTCCTGATTTATCATCATATTTAACTTTTATTGTAGATAGTGATATAAATTCTAGATATTTTAGAATTAGTGATTTTTCGGAAACATTCACTGGTGGGAAAAACGCATTTTTAATAGAAGGTTCTGAACATCTATTGGAAACCACAGAAATAAAAATAGGTGTAACAGATGTACAAGGAAATCCTATTTATAACGAGCCCGGTGATGGTATACCTGAATATTATGAAGGTATTAATAAAATAGTATCTGTTCACATTTATGAAGATACTCCAATAGGACAAGCTAAAATTATAATATTAGGTGAGTTAAAAACTTATATAGATGAAAATGGAATAGTAAGAGATGTACCTGATGAATGGAAAGGTATTTATAATGTAAAGTGGGAAAGAGCATTTACAATAAATAAAAATCTATCAAATGAAGATTTAGTAAGATTTTATCGTAGACCTAAAGTATCTATTACAGAGTTAGTTAAACCAGTATATTCTGCTGGAGTTGTAACAAAAACTCAAACAGGATTGGCAATTGGGCAACCATTAGTACCAACTGAAAATAATAATATTACAACTTTTAACGCACCAACATCATATAGATTAAGAATTCCAAATACAAATATGACTTGGTGGACTGGCTCTATGGAAGGAAATACAATATCATTTCCAACCTTAGATTATACAGCAACAGTGGAAGCTATTGTAAATTCTAAAGATATGGTGGTAACAGAACCATACACAGAAAATGGAATAGTAAAATCATTTACATCCGAACCATATAATATATCGTTTCGTCATATTGAGGGTGTAACCAATATAGCAACAGCTTTGACTGGTTCTTTTGCTAGAATTTATTTGGGTGATTTAACAACTTTTACTGGTGATGTTGCTAGAGTTAGAGTATTTAGGAAATCCGAATCGGATTTATCTGATTATCAATTTGTTCAAGAATTACAATTAGAAGCAAATGAATTATTACTTGATACTGGTACTAAAACTAAGAATCAAGAAAACTATGGAATTTTTACACAAGATGTATTATCAACTTATTGGACAGTATCAAATGTTGGATTGGTAGCATCATTTAATCAAAGCTTTTTATATAATTCTGTAAAACTTGATGGTGGAAATACTCCGTATTGGTTTAGTACAAAAAATCCATCATCAGCAAACACAACAACTACAGATACAACTATTCCTATTACAAAAGATGGTGAATATACATTGGATTTTAATTTAAGACTTGCACAAAATATATCATCTGACAATTATATAAGAGCATTTTTAAGTGGGTCTAGGCAAATTGAATATAATGGTGCACCAAAAACAGTTCAAATTGACCAAACAATAACAACCATATATTCATCTAATAATATTCTAACAAATTCAACATCTACCGATAATATAATTGCAGATGAAATTGAAAATGCTAGATTATATTTTGAGGTTAAAGGTAGTGGTTGGTATGTATCTAACATCTCATTTAAAGCATCTAAAGAAACTTCTTTCTCTCCGGATGAAGTGACATTTATACAACCAGTTCCAAGAAGTTTGCCTGTTGAAACATTTAATTATAAATTTGAATTCTATGATATTAATAATAATTATATTCCTGTTTTAGTAGAAGCGGTTAAAGAATTTAATGGCGGTAACTTACAAAATTTACAAAAATCACTAAGGTTCAATCCAAACGCATTATACTTTACATTTGATTCAGCATCTGTTCCAGTACCACCAACTGTAGTGGGATTCCGAGTAGAGAAAAATTTATTAACGGGATCTGTAACTTATCGTTCTGCTTCATACGATTCGGCCGGTAACTTATTAAATTCATCTCAATATGTGGGTGCCGGTGCAAAGTTTCCTGGCTTCCTAACAAATAGAACATCAGATAATCCAATAATGACAGTTACGGATTTTACTGGTTCAAGGGATGATATAGATGTTCAATACATAGTTATTACAGGAGAAGTAGAAGGATACGAAGACAGTGTAACATTTAGTAGAGTGTTAGATGGATTTGGTGGAGTTAGTCATATTATTAGACCTTATAGAGGTGTTGATATTAGAAATAGTAGTACCCAAAGTTTAGAAATACAAGCAATAAGAGTAGATGGTGTAAATGAAATTTTACTAAACTCATCCGCTAGACCAAATAGAGGATGGAACTTAAATCAACTGCATGTTTTATCACGTTCACTAAATTATGAAGCAAATCCAAATTTAGAACCTGATAGATTTGTAAACTTAATGTATGTTACTGCTAGTAATTATATTAAAGGAGTTACTGTTGGTGAATTAGGTACTAAACAAATTGTTCATAACGCTGTATTTAACAGAGATTCTATTGATAAAAGATTAATAGTATATTTGATGCCATCTTGTTCTTTGCATGGACCTCCTGCATATGCAACATCCGCATCTGTATTAACTTCAATAATACTTTCCGATTTTCAAGATGGATTAGATGCCGGTATTATACGATATGATACTGACCATTTTAATATTAATTTTAGAAATGGTATTAATTTTATTCCTGTAAGTTCTAATGTAACCGGTTCATTTTATGTAAGAGGTACTAATGAAAATCCATTAACCGCATCATTGACAATTTATCCATCAATGTCAATAAACAAAGATTTTGTTCCTGAATATTGGATGTATTATGTAACTCATAGTAGTACATGGAATGAAAATATTACTGTTGTTGCAACTGATGATGATAATAATAAAATAGAATCACGACCTACAAACAGTTCTTATGATTCTTTTTTAGGTTCATCTTATGTTAGACTTCCATCAAAACAAAGTAAGACACTAACGATAACTTACACTTATACTGAACCATACACCAATACAACAGTTAGTGCTGATAAAACATTTACAATTGTTCCAGAAGGTAAACCAGGAGATGAGCCTGTTATATTTGAAGTAGTTCCTGCAACGGTAGAATTAAAAGCAAATCCAAAAGGACAAGTTTTAAGTTATTCATCATCGGTTACTGAAATTAGATTAAAGCAAGGTTCTAGATATTTGTCTTATACGGCAAGTAGAAAAGATGGTACATTCTATGCTGTTCAAGAATCATTTACATCGGATAAAATAAATCCTGGTTATATCATAAACGTACCAAAAGGACCTGGTTTTAATAAAGATTATACTGGTTCTTTGTTTATAGGAACTGCTAACTCATTATCAGATTTAAGTGGTAGTGTAACATACAAATTAGAAATACAACCATATTATACATCATCTGTTTATAGTGCAAGTTTCACACAAAACTATAAAAAAGTAATGGATGGTGCACCTCCTGTTGAAGTTATATTATCACCATCATCACAAACATTATTAGCAGATGAAGTAGGTTATATAACACCGGCTAATTATATTGCAGCAAATACAACATTAAGAGTAAGAGAGGGTGCGGATTATTTAACATTTACAACTAGGTCATCTGCACCTGGAACATTTAGAATTCAAGGTCTTGGTGCTAATCCTGGCGGTAGTGTAGTGGGTTCAAATATATCAGTAGGTATAATCCATTCATCATCGGCAGATACAGGAACGATTGCATTTAATTCTTTTGAGTATCCGCATGTATCGGCAAGTGTATTGTATAATATTGTAGTATATCCATATTCATTAACAGCAGGACATCAATATACCGCATCAGTTTATACTAGAACTCAAACATTTACAAAGAGTGTAGCCCAACCAATTGCTCGTACTGTTACTTTGGATTTATTAGATGGGCAGGATGGAAGTCCAATATCAAGAACTATAAACTTTGATTCGGATGGATTAAACCCAGTACCATCTCAAGCTACATTACAAGCAACAGCCGTAAATACAACTGGTTCTGTTTGGTATCAATTTTTAAAAGATGGTGTAAGTCAAACTGGATTTGAATCATCGCCACCAAACTACGGATATCAAACGGAAAACTGGATAGATAGTTCTGTTAATGATTTAGTTAGTCCGGGTGAAAATACAACATGGACTGTTAAGATTAGAGATGGTAATAGTAATTCGGCAACTATACCCGTTAGAGCGCAAGCATCGCTAACAATATCAGGAGTAAAAGAAGGTTCTAAAGCCTACAACGCATTATTAACAAATGAAAATGCTTCAATAGTTTATAAAGTTTCTGGGCAAACATCAAATTCTGGGACTGGTACTAGAATTATAGCAACAAAAGGAGATGTACCATTAACGCATGTTTCATCATTTGCAGCAAAATCACAAAATCCTGTTACTGGTGCGGAGATTGGTTCTATCGGACAATACAGAGTTAAAGTACTTTCCAAATCAGCACACATAGCATTAGCCGGTGGTGTAGATGCAACACCTGGAACTAATATAGTACCAACTGTTAGTGGTGTTGCTCAAATTGGAGATTTATCTTCTTGGACAGATCCTGTAAATAATCAAACAGCAACAATTGTATATGAAATTGATTTTGAAAATGGAAGACAGATTCTTAATAAAACTCAATCATTTAGTGTACAATATGAAGGTAACGTAGGACCTGGTATTGTTTTGAGAGGAGAGTGGAGAAATGATATTGATTATATTGGTGTTGTTGAAACTACAAACTATCGTAGAGATGCCGTAATTTATAGACCTGATGGTGTGACTAGATACTATTTAGCAATAAGTGGTAGTGGACCTGCAACATACAATAATCAAGGAACTTTAGTAGGACCACAAACACCTCCTGTGTACACATTACCAGTAGACCCTAAAGGATATTGGGAATATGCTGGTGACCAAGAGTTTTTTGTAGCAGCTCAAATTTCAATTTTTGATGAATCATTTGTTAGAAATACATTAAACGTTGGTACTAAAAATGAGTTTAATAAGTTTGCAAACATAGTGTTAGCTGGAAATAGAACTGACCCATATATAGCATTAGGACAGACTGGAACGGTTGGTACGGCTGGAACTGCTGGTACAACTATTGTAACTCCTGGTGTTTTAGGATATGATAGACCTGGTATTTTTATGGGATTGTATGAAACCGCAACACCAAATGGTACATCTGGTAGATTCTCAATAAAAAGTTCTGGTGGTAGTGGAACTAGAGGTATTTTTTGGGATGGTGAAACCCTAACAATAAAAGGACAAATTACCCAAACATCGGAAGGTGGAAATGTTGGTAGAAATATGGGAGCATGGGCGGCTGGTGTTCAATATTATAATTTAGATGCCGTAACGTATGGTGGATATAGTTGGTCATCAAATTCATCGCATGTATCAACTAATAATACAAATGCTACAACTGGATACCCTGGTTCTGGTCCTTGGTCTTTATCTCCATACGCAGCTAAATCAATTAGACAATCCGCATCAGCACAAGTATTTACCGAATTAAAAAACGGAACATTAACTCCAAACTTTATTCAACTTAGTGCAGCTAAAGAAAATATAACAGCAACAACAAGCTGGTCAACTTCACCATCTGTAACTCTTTTTGATTCTGCTACCGGAGGTAGTGCAGCATCAACAGGTGATACTGTTTATTTAAGAACAGGCTCGTTTGCAGCTAATCAATTGATAGAAGTAACATCAACATCCGATGGAAAAACAGACAAAATTTCAATTGTTAGAGTAAAAGAAGGTAGTGATGCATTAACAATAGTTTTAACCAATGAAGCACATACGGTAGCAGCTGCAAATGATGGAACTGTTTCTAGTTATGCTGGTAGTGGTACTGATATCTATGTATATGAGGGAGCAACTCAATTAGATTATGATGGAGTTGGTACTGCGACTGGTAAATGGACTGTAACAGCAGTAGGTAGTAGTGTTACACCGGGAGCACTTTCTGATGGTGGTAATTATGCTACAATGGCCGTAGTTTCCGGAATGAGTGCAAACCAAGCTTCTGTTACATTTACTATTAGTGGTAAAAAATTAAACGGAGCTGCATTTAGTGGAATTACAAAAATTCAAAGTTTAACAAAATCAATTAAAGGTGCAGATGGTGTATCTGGTGCATCTGTGGTTGGCGCTGGAATTGTATTTAGAGGTAAATGGAGACGTTATGAAGTTGGAACTACTCCAAGACAATATTTTGGTAATTCAAAAAGAAGAGATGTAGTTCAAACTCATACAGATCCACCTAACACATCTATGAAGTATTGGTTATGTAAAATTAATTACACAACAACTTCTGACGCAGATGGGCCTCCTGCTACTGGTGCAACGGAAAATACATATTGGGAGCCGTTTGGAGCAACGTTTGATTCGGTAGCAACTGATATATTATTAGCACAAGAAGCTACAATAACAAGAGGATTAGTTATGGGTAGTGATGATGGTGGTATTGGTGTAATACGTTCTGTTGATGCATTATCTTTTACATCTGGTAGTGGATTTTATATGGATAGAACTGGAATAGCTAGATTCGGAAATCCCGCAGGTAATCAAATAAAATTTGATGGAACTGATTTCCAAGTTACTGGTTCAATAAATGCAACGGATGGACAAATTGGAGATTGGGTTATTGATGAAACTACAAGAGCATTAAGAGATAATGATTCTCAATTAATATTTGACCCAAATATTCCTGAAATACAATTTTATACTGGAAGTGGTGAAGGTAGAAGTAAAAAGGTAAGTATATCCCCAATAAAAGTATTATCGGATTCTGGCGTCGCCCCAAACACTGTAAATTTCACAGGTTCATATTCGCCAGCAAATCCATCAATAACAACAAATGCAGGTGATGGTTCGCCCGTATTTGTAACTAGTTATTCAACAAAAACATCGACTGGTGGTTCTTCATCAAATGGTACATTTACACCAGCTGAAGCAGGTGATTATCAACTAATTATTAATACTCCTAGTTTTGCAGTAGAAACCGGACCTGATACAATATCACATACTTCAACTTATCCAGACTTTGAAGCACCTATTGATGGATACATACATACCGGATATTCTGAAGCACAACAAGCAGGAGCTGAGTTATATATAGAAGCCGTAAAAGTTAGTGATGGCAGTGTAGTTGGTAGTAGCTATATTGGAGGTTCTTCTTCCGTTGGGGCAAGAAATGTAGCTGGCTATTGGATTGGATATCTTGGATATCTTTCTGTTACAGGCGATACATTAATTATAGATGAATTTGGAAACGAAGTTTATGCTAGGGATATTATTATTGGACAAAATATAACTGCATGGAATTGGAGTGATTCGTTTAGCACATATAAAGTAGAAAATGTAAGAAGTAAAACTATTGATAAAGTATTCAAAGTTTCTGCTGGCGGTAATGAAGTAAAAGTATCAGATTCGCATGGATTTTGGTTAGATGGTAACGAACAAATCAAAGCTAAAGATTTAATACCGGGTGTTAGTAAAATAAACATAAGAGATGGTAATACTATTAAATTAGTAATTGTAGATGATGTAGAAATAATTGAGGGTGATGAAATGGTATATACATTTTTTGTACCTGGTGCAAATAACTATATTTCAAATGGTATAATATCTCACAATATTGGCATGACAACCTGGGAAGAAGTGCCTGAAAGTATCAACGCAGGGGGTTATAGTGGTATAAGTGGTTATAATCAGACAATAAATATGTATATAAGTCAGGCAACACCAGTACAATTTAGATATCGATTTAATTATTACGCAAAATCAGGAGTTCAAACTGATGTAGGAGCATCTCCACTTTCTTATACCACTACCTATTATCCTTGGACATTTGATACATGGGTTACTTCACCATCATTTGCTAGTTCTATTATAGTAAAATCACCAACAAACTTTGTTGAAATTAATGCAGGTGGAATGCAAGTAGTATCGGATGAAAATAGATATGTTAAAATGGCAAGACAAGAAGTTGGAGTTGGAGTTTCCGATTTACTTAAAGTTTTGGGTGGAAATATTAAAACAGATACTATATTACCAAATGTGGCAAATACAAGTACTATTGGTACAAATGCGAATCAATATGGGCATGTGTATGCTAATAATTTTACTAATAATGCATCTTCGGTAAGTGCAAATGGTTATACAAAATTAACAAATGGAATTATATTACAATGGGGATATGCAAACGACTCTGGATTAGCAACATCTATAACATTTCCAATAGCGTTCCCTACGGCTTGTAGGTCTGTACACGTAACAACAGAAAGACTTAATCAGGGAGCTGAAGGATATAATCATGCTGGTAGTGTAACAGCAACCGGATTTAGCGCAGTATTTGATGCGCCTTCATCTGCAACAGGTGGATGGTGGATGGCAATTGGATATTAAAAAATAAAAATATATGATTTATTACGCAACATTTAATGAAACAGGAGAGTATACTGGATTTTATACCAAAGAAATACATGGTGATAATATCCCAACTCCAAATGTAGAATTGACAGAAGAGCAATGGCACGAAGCTACTACTGGTAGATATAAATTAATAGATGGAGTGCACACACATAATCCATTTACACAAGAAGAAATAGATGCTAAAGAATTGGCAATAGTTAAACGTAATAGAAACAATTTACTTAATCAATCGGATTGGACACAATTACCAAATAATCCACTAACACCTGAAAAGCAGGAAGAATGGGCGGTTTATAGACAACAATTGAGAGATATACCGGAAACAATTCCTTATGTATTCCCAGAACCACCACTTTAATATATTTGTAACAAAAAGTAAAAACTATATATTTATATATATAAAATAATAATCTATGGCACAAAAAACGGAAAATTTATCAAAAGAAACATTAGATAAATTAACAGAAAAGCAAGCAAAAATTAATAATTCTGTTTTTAATATCGGTCAAGCCGAATTAAGAATTATAAAATTAGAAAAAGAAATTGAGCAAATTAAATTAATGAAAACTCAATTTGAATCGGACTATGATAAGATAGATTCCGAATTTAACGAATATATTAAAGAATTAGAAAAAGTATATCCTAATGGTGAAATTGATTTACAAGCAGGTACTGTTACCTTTCAATTACCTGAATAAAATAAATTTGGTAGTTTCCAAATAATTTCGTATATTTGTTACAATAATAAGTCTAATGGCAAAAACTCGCAAAAAGTTACTATATGTTGCTCCCCATTTATCCACCGGCGGACAACCTCAATACCTGTATAAACAAATACAAGAATTCATTAAGGATTTTGATATTGAAGTAGTAGAAATAAATAATAGTGGTGGTAATGCATTTGTAGTTCAAAAAAATAGAATTAAATCCCTAGCAGTAGTTCATACTTTGGGAGAAGATAAATCAGAAATACTAAATGTAATTGAAGGATTTAAACCTGATATCATACACTTTCAGGAAATACCACAATTTGATTTACCTACATATATTTTAGATACTATTTTTAGAAAAGATAGAAACTATTTTATTATAGCAAGTACACATGGTTCACTAACAAATCCTGCTGAAATTGTATATCAGCCCGATAAATATATTTTGGTTTCTAAGTGGAGTAAGAAAAAATTTGAAGATGCTGAATTAGGAGTTCCGTTAGATATATGGGAATATCCTATTGAAGATTATGTATTTGATAAAGAAGCAGCACAAAAAGAATTAGAATTAGACCCAACTTGGAAGCATGTACTTAATGTTGGGTTATTTGCACCTGGTAAAAATCAAGGTGAAATATTTGCAATAGCAAGACAATTGGAAAAGTATAAAATCAAATTTCATTTTGTAGGAAACCAAGCTATGAACTTTGAAGATTATTGGTTACCTTTAATGAAACATAAACCTGATAATTGTGTGATATGGGGTGAGAGAGATGATGTTCATACATTTTATGAGGCAGTGGATATGTTTTACTTTGCATCAAAAATTGAGTTGAACCCACTTTCAGTTAAGGAAGCACTTTCATATAAATTACCATCTGTATTTAGAAAATTAGAAACTTATTTAGATACATACGATAATAATCCATTAGTACAATATATTGATGATGATTTAAAAATTACAAAAAGATTAATTTTACAAACATTAAAACCTGAAGTATTTGAAATACCAGGTTGGTTTGCATATGAGGATTTATATAATAATGTTGTTGAAAAAGCTCCATTTGATGCAAACTTTGTTGAGGTTGGTGCTTGGTTTGGCAAATCTACAAATTATTTAGCAAGTAAAATTAGAGAATCTAAAAAGAATATTAACTTTACAACAATTGATACTTGGAAAGGAACTGATGATGAACAATTACATCAAAATATTGTTGGAGCATTTAGTGGAGATATATTTTATGAATTCATAGATAATACTGTACTATCAAACAATTATGGTACGTTTAATATGATTAAAGACACATCTCATAATGCAGCTAATCAATTCCAAAATAGTAGTATTGATTTCATAATGATAGATGCTGGGCATTCATATGAATCATTAATGGAAGATTTAAAAGTTTGGTATAATAAAGTAAAGCCAGGTGGTATTATTAGTGGAGATGATTATGGTGTATTTGACGGAGTTACTAGAGCAGCAGATGAATACTTTTACGGACAATTCAGTAGAGGATTTAGAAACTTTATTAGAACAAAACCACGTATTCAAATTAAGCATTTATTAACTCGTCCTGAAGATATGAGAGAAAGGGTTAGTATTCAATCTATAAAGCAATTAGAAAAATATGGTATTGATTATCAGCCAATCGTAAATAAACCATACGAAGGATTCCCACCTGCAGAAAATTGTAGAAGGCCTGAACATCTTAGTAAAGATAATAAGCCAGGTGAATTATATCCTGGTGCTGGATTGGGTTGGATAACTGGTAGACACTACGGATGTTATATGGCACATAGAGGAGCATTGGAAACAATTGATGAAACCAATTATGATTATACATTAATATTTGAAGCAGATGCTTTCATTTATACTGGATTGGAAGAATTTGTTGAGATAGTTAATAGAGCATGTTTTATGGCAGAAAGAGAAGGAGCATACTTTGTTTCATTTGCAGATAATCCATCTAGAGGTAAAGAAAAAATGGATGAGTTATTTTCAAAAACAGCAGCAAACCAAGACCTTGCTCATTGTTACCTAATTCCAAATAAAACAAAAAGCTGGTGGATGGATAGGTTAGTGGATTGTGGATGGGATGTAGGTGACCTTTGGTTTAATCATGTATTTCACAATCACCCTAAATTGAGAGTTACTACAAATAAAGTATATAGTAAGCAAGCAGAGGGATATTCTCTATTAGATGAAACAGTTAAAACTTGGAGTTAATGATTTATAATAATTTAAAGAAAAACGAAAACAATATAGTAGAGGTTAAGAATAGATTAATCCTACATTTTATAAGAGGACCTTATGTTGAAATAGTAGGACCTAAATCCGCTCAATATAAAATAAAATTTATTGATAACAAAACCAATAAAGTTTTTTATGAAAATACAATAGGTACAAATTGTTGGTGTAAATGTGGTATTGAATATTTCGTTGAATGGAGAGTTGAGATATATGAAGATGGCAAATTATGGCACGAATCGGTATTTAATGCAAAAGGTAAAAGAGTTTATATTGCATTGGATTCAAAAGCCTTGGGTGATAGTTTAGCATGGTTTCCATATGTAGAGGAGTTTAGAAAAAAGCATGAGTGTGAGTTAGTTGTATCTACATTTATGAATGATATGTTTATGGATAACTATTCTAATATTGAATATGCAAATCCTGGTAGTGAGGTTCATAATTTATATTCAATGTATACGGTGGGGTTGTATTATAACGATGATAATTCTATAAACGGACTCAAAAATCCAACAGACCCAAAATCAGTTACATTACAAAAAATGTGTACGGATATTTTAGGATTGGAATACGAAGAAATAAAACCAAAAATAAAACAAAGACCTGTTAAACAAGACCACGACCTAAAACAGGTGTGTATTGGTATATTTGGAACTGCTCAATCTAAATTTTGGAATAATCCAAATGGATGGCAGGATGTAGTTAATTGGTTAAAAGATAGGGGGTATGTAGTTAGATTAATATCCAAAGAGGGTGATGATTATATGGGAAATAAATTACCAACAGGAATTATTAAACATCCAAACGGACCTATTGAATTGGTTATGGATGAATTAAAAAAATCCAAAGCATTTATTGGAATTGGTAGTGGATTGAGTTGGTTGAGTTGGTCATTAGATGTTCCAACTGTATTGATTAGTGGGTTCTCATATGATTGGGCTGAGATGAAAGATTGTATAAGAATTGCAGCACCAAAAGGAAAATGCGAAGGATGCTTTAATAGAGTTAGATTAGATGGTGGTGATTGGAATTGGTGTCCGGACCACAAAGGAACTGATAGGCAGTTTGAATGTACCAAATCAATATCATCTATTCAGGTAATAAAAGAATTGGAAAAATTCTTATAGAAATTAAAAAACAATATACTTATATATATAAACAACAAAAAACAAATTTATGGCAGAATTAGATAAAATTCCACAAAAGCAAACAATAGAAATCGAAACAGCTAAGTTAGATGAAAACTTGTATAATACTATTTTGGAATTACAACAAAAATCAAATCTTTACATAGCTGATTTTGGACAAATCTATGTTAGAAAAAAAGAAATAGAAGATGAGATGTTAAGATTGAATGAATTAGCCGAAAAAATGGAAGATGAATTCAAATTAACAAATCAACAACTTAAAGAATTGGTGGATTCATTGGATGATAAGTACCCTCAAGGTAGAATAAATCTAAAGGATGGTACTGTACAATATCAACCAGGTGCACCGACTAGAAAGCAACTTGCTGAGCAACAAGCTCAACAAGCACAATCTGGTGGTATGAAAGTTGTAAAAGAATAATATCCAATATTTATATAGCAAGAACTATGTAATGAACGGATTATCAAACTTTTTAGTAGAAACAATATTGGGAGAAGCGGCTAAGATAGACAAAGTAGTTGTTGTCTATTCGGGCCGCTTTCAACCATTTCATAAGGGGCACTACGCAACTTATGATAATTTAGTACGCAAATTCGGTAAGGATAGTGTATATATCGGAACTTCTAATGTTACCGATTCAAAGAAATCTCCATTTAATTTTAAGGAAAAGAAAGCAATAATGATGCAGATGTTTGGTATTCCATCAAACAAAATAGTCAATATTAAAAATCCTTATACACCTGAAGAAATACTAAAAAAGTATGATGAAAATACAACTGGTTTAATAGTTGTAGTTGGTGAGAAAGACCAAAATAGATTAAGTGGTAAATATTTCACTCCATATAAAGGAAAGGTAACTGAACCTTATTTAGATAAAGGATATGTGTACGCTTCTCCAGCAACAGCAAATCCTATTAGTGGTACTGATGTCCGTTATTGGTTAAGTGCTGGAAGTGCAGCTGATAGAAAGAAAAACTTTACAAAAGCTTATCCAAAATTTGATGAACAAATATTCAAATTAATTACTCTTAAGTTAAAGAGTTTAAAAGAATATATTAACGAAGAAATTAAACTAAATGTAAAAGTTGGTGATACTCTATTGATGGGTAAATTCAAAAACAAAAAAGTACTTGTTAAATCAATAGGTGAAGATGAATGGGGAATGCCAACAATCAATGGTAAAAAAGCAGTAACATTCAGAATACCTAAAAAAGAAAATTTAAAAGAAACCGCATCTAATAGTGGATTTAGAGGACAGGATGAACCAGATACATCATTCGTAGCAGATGGACAGCCAAGAATATTAAACACAGCTAAGCCTGAAAATTGGTACGCTCAAGGTGGATATACTCAAATGGATACTCCAAAAGCTGACGCTATGAGAGGTAGAGGTAAAACAAAAGATACTGAAACGCAATTCAGAAAAGCATATTATAAAGTTAAGAATGTAGTTCAAAGTACATTGAATCCAGCCGATGACCCATTTAAGGTAGAAGACTGGCAAGATGCATATAGAGAAAATCCTAACGAAAAACCTAAAAGATTCTGGGAACTTCCTAAAAATCAAAAACCACAAATAATTTCAAACGAAGATATAAATGAAATTATAGATGAAATGGAGTCCGAAATATTAGATGAAATGGGATTGCCTGGTGGAGCTGGTGTAGGATTATCTTTACCTGGTGGATATATTAATGGTGCACCAAATCCAAAAGATGCTAAGAAATTAAAATCTAAATTGGATGGTGACGGTAGTGAAGAATATACTAAAGTAAAAGAAGTAACTACTGTAAAAAATCACGTACCTGTTGATGCTAGTGGAGCAGATGATGATTTTAATAACCATCATAAAGGCGGAATGTACACACCTGATTGGGGTTATGGTGCAGAATTAGATACAATTGATTTTGATGATGATAGAGAAAATGAACCAGGTTATCAAAGTGATACAAAAGATACTCAAAAGAAAGGATACGAACCTGTAAAAGAAATAGCTGTTCAAACTGATAAAATACCTGGTGGTTTAGCAAAAGGTAAAACCCTAGTTGATTTAGCTAAGAAATATGATGAGAAAGGATACTATGACCCAAAACAATTTGCAGCAGAATATATCAAACCTAAATTAATAAAAGGTATTAAAGTTGAAATGGAACATACAACTGATGTTCGTATTGCAACTGAAATAGCTATGGACCATTTGTGGGAAGATATCAACTATTATGAAAAGCTAGCTAAAATAGAAAAGCCAACAAACGAATCAATCCTATTAGAAGGTGGAGCTTATGGACATATGGCACATCCATTTGATATTGAAATGGGTTTAACATTTGGTGATTTGAAACAAATTGTGGTAAGAGCGTTAAATGGTGATTTGGAATTAGCAAGAGAGAAGACTGATGGACAGGCATTGGCAGTTAGTTGGGTAAATGGTAGATTAGTTGCAGCTCGTAACAAATCACACTTAAAGAACAAAGGAGCTGGTGCTATGACAATAGGACAGGTAGCAGATAAGTTTGCTGGTAGAGGTGGTTTAACTGATGCATACAACTTCGCTATGCAAGATTTATCTAAAGCAATTGCAGCTCTATCAGAACCTCAACGTAAGAAGATATTTAAGGATGGTAGTTCGTTTATGAACTTGGAAGTAATATATCCAACGTCTGTAAATGTAATCC